GGTCAACACAGGCTGGCTCGACTGAGTTCAAGATTGCCGCGACAGAGAACGCCGATTACTATTTATTTTCTGCCGCAAGCAGCGTGACTGAAAACTACACTGCCGGGCATTACCACTGGCAGCTTGACATCACAGAGACATCTTCTGGCAACCGCATCGTGGTTGACAACGGCACATTCGACGTAATCGAAGACTTGGATGTGAACGGCGCAGACCCGCGCAGTCATGCCGAGATTATGCTCAATAAGATTGAGAGCATCTTGTCCGGCAAAGCCGACAGCGATGTGTCTAACTACAGCATCAATGGTCGCAGCCTGACTAAATTCTCATTTGCTGAACTTATGGAAGCGCGCGAAAGCTATCGCGCCGAATATCAGCGCGAAATCAATAAAGAGCTTGCTGAGAATGGTGAAAAGACAGGCCAAACAATTCTGGTGAGGTTCTAACCGATGGCATTTTTTGATTTTCTACGCACGAAACAGAAGCCAAAACACATGAAACGGTCATATTACGGCGCAGAAACAGGCCGTCTTTTCTCCGATTTTATCACTCAATCACTGTCTGCTGACAGCGAAATCAGCCCATCTTTACGCATTTTGCGTGACCGTTGCCGCGAAATATCGCGCAATGACCCGTATGCCAAGCGTTATATCCAAATTCTAAACAGCAATGTCGTCGGCTCTGCTGGTGTTCGCCTGCAAGTTCGCAAGCGCAATGCAGACGGCTCACTCGACACGCCGGGCAATCGTGTTGTCGAAAATGCTTGGTCATCTTGGGGTCGCAAAGACACTTGCTCGATTGATGGTCGCCTGACTTGGAATCAGTGCCAACGCTTGTTCATCGAAACGCTTGCGCGTGATGGCGAGGTCTTGGTTCGCAAGATTAAGAACCCTGCTGGCAACCGCTTTGGTTTTTCTTTGCAGTTCATCGAAGCCGACTATCTCGATGAGAACTATAACAACACCGCGCCGAGTGGCAACGAAGTGCGTATGGGTGTTGAGATTACCAAAGAAGGCAAGCCGGTTGCCTATTGGTTGTTTGAAGATAACCCAAACCACACCAATGGCTTTGGCCGTAACATGAGCGCACGCAAACGCATCCGCGTGCCAGCCGAAGAAATCATCCACGCCTTTATCCAAGAGCGTGCAGGCCAGACCCGTGGCGTGCCGATGATGGCAAACGTGTTAAGCCGCCTCAAGATGCTTGATGGTTTTGAGGAAGCCAGCTTGGTTCATGCTCGCGTAGCTGCGTCGAAAATGGGTTTCTTTACATCACCGTCTGGCGATGAGTTTATTGGCGATGACTATGACGGCGCAGCCCCATTGATGGACGCAAGCCCCGGCACGTTCAGCCAGTTGCCAGAAGGCATGTCATTTGAAAGTTTTGACCCGTCGGGTGTTGGCGGTGCTGACTTCGCAGATTTCGAGAAAGCTATCTTGCGCGGCATCGCATCTGGTCTTGGTGTCAGTTATGTGTCGCTCTCTAATAACTTAGAGGGCGTTAGCTACAGCAGCATCAGACAAGGCACGATGGAAGACCGCGACAACTTTAAGATGTTGCAGCAGTTTATGATTGAGAACTTTGTCGATGACGTTTATCGCTCGTGGCTTGAGCAAGCCATCACTTACAACGCGGTCACGTTGCCGATGTCTAAGTATGACCTGTTTGCCGACCAAGTGACTTACCGTCCGCGTGGCTATCCAGCCATTGACCCGCAGAAAGAAGTCAACGCAAACATCGCTGCAATCAACAGCGGTATTATGACCCTGCAAGATGTCCACGGTCAGAATGGCCGCGACACCGAAGAAGTGTTTGAGCAAGTTGCGCGCGAGAAAGACTTGGCCGCACGTTACGAAATCGAGACTGCGTTCCAGCCGTTTGGCAATAAGTTGCCAGCCGCGCCGAGTGTAGAAGGCGGAGACGATGGCGAGTTATAAGCCAACAGGCGGAATGGTCGAGGAAGCAAAACGCGGCCTCGAATGGAGACGCGAACACGGACGCGGCGGAACTGAGGTTGGTGTCGCTCGTGCGCGTGATATTTCCAATGGCAAAAGCCTGTCAGAAGATACTGTAAAGCGCATGTATTCGTATTTCAGCCGCCACGAAGTTGACAAGCAGGGCGAAGGTTTTTCACCCGGCGAAAAAGGTTACCCAAGCGCAGGCCGAATTGCGTGGGCGTTGTGGGGTGGCGACGCTGGCTTTACTTGGTCGAAAGGCATTACGGAAATCTTGAAGAAAGACGAAGATGAGCGTATGATTGAAACAACTGAAACCGATGAGGTTGCTATGAGTGAAGAACTTGAAACACGACACATTGTTAATGTCGAAGAAAATGATGAAACCGTGACCATCGTTTATGCCAAAGAGCATGACGAGCAAGAGGTCGAGGAACAGGTTGAAGAAGTCGCAGTCGAAACCGAAGAACGGTTTGACCGCTCGACGCTTACTTTCCGTGCTGTTGAAGTAGAAGCAACAGACGAAGATGACCGCCGGGTTCGCATGTCGCTGTCAAGCGAAGAACCCGTCGAGCGTAGTTTTGGTATGGAAGTTCTTGAGCATACCGAAGAAGCAATTGACATGTCGCGCATCGCAAGTGGCAACGCCCCCTTGCTGAAAGACCACGACATGACAGCCCAGATTGGCATCGTCGAAGAAGCCTACCTAGACCGAGCAGAAAGAAAGCTGCGTGCGGTTGTGCGTTTTGGAAAAAGCGCACTTGCTAGGGAGGTTTACGAAGATGTCAAGGATGGTGTAGTCCGTAACGTAAGCATCGGATACATTGTCAAAAATATGGAACAGAGAGGCAATAACGGGACGGTTATGGTCAATCAGTGGACGCCATATGAAGCCAGCATTGTTGCTGTGCCAGCTGACAATGTCGGCGCTGGCATCGGACGCAGTGCTGAATTTGTCGAAACTATTGAAGTCAAAAAGGATATTGAAATGACTGAAGTAAATAAAGACGAAATCCGCTTGGAAGCTACTGAAGCCGCCAAACGCGAATTTCAAAAAACCGCGCAAGAGATTACTGCTCTTGCCGTTAAGCACAACAAACGTGACCTTGCTGACAAAGCTATTGCCGATGGCATGAGCGTTGACCAGTTCCGTGGCATGTTGTTGGAAGCCCTGCCGACTGGCAAAGCCCTTGAGCAATCTGCAGGTGCAGTTGACATGAGCGAAAAAGAAGTCCGCAACTACAGCTTCATGAAAGCTGTTCGTGGTCTGGTTAACGGTTCTGGCCTGAATGGTCTGGAACTCGAAGTCTCCGACGAGATTGCACGCAAAAACGGTAAAGAAGCCCGTGGCTTCTACGCACCTGACAGCTTCTGGGCTGGCAAGCGTGACCTGATTGCTGGCACAGACGCCGATGGCGGCTTCCTCGTTGGCACAGACCACCGTGGCGACCAGTTCATTGATGCCCTGCGTTCACGCTTGGTATTCTCTGACCTCGGCACACGCTTCTTGTCTGGCCTTAAAGGTGACGTTGCTATTCCGAAAATGACTGCTGCTGCTACTGCTGGCTTTGTTGCTGAAAACAACGCCGTTGCCGAGCAAAACCAGACTTTCGGTCAGTTGACACTTTCGCCTAAGTCGCTCGGTGCATTCACCGATATGTCTCGTTTGCTGATGATCCAGTCCGACCCGTCGGTTGAAGCTATCATCCGTGACGACCTTCTGAACGCAATCGCTCAAAAAATCGAGCAAGTTGCAATCAAAGGCGGCGCATCTAACGAGCCTGATGGCATCTTGGAAACAACTGGCATTGGCTCAGTTGCAATCGGCACGAACGGTGGCGCAGCCACTTGGGGTTCGGTTGTTGACTTGGTCAAAGAAGTTGAAGCCGACAATGCTGGCCTGTCTGCCGACTCGATGGCATACCTGACAAACAGCAAAGTGAAATCTCACTTGGCTCAGACTGCTAAAGTAAGCAGCACGGACAGCGTTCAAATCCTGAATGACCCGTGGTCAAGCCTGTATGGTTACAATATGGCCGTCACGAACAACGTGCCGTCTGACCTGACCAAAGGCACTGGTTCTGCCTTGTCTGCTCTGGTGTTTGGCGACTTTAGCCAACTTATCATCGGCATGTTCTCGTCTGCCGACGTTCTGGTTGACCCTTACACGAACAGCGCAACTGGTGCTGTCCGCGTCCGGGTTATGCAGGAAATGGATTTGGGTGTTCGTAATGCCCAGTCGTTTGCTGCTATCACAGACATCGACGCCTAATTGAGTGGGGGGTGGGCAATCCCTGCCCCCCATTTTTTTATTACTACGGAGAAAACAATGGCTGAACAAAAGTTAAGATTGAAGTTATCGCAGGCGTTGGCATCAAAGGTGTCGCATACGCAAAAGGCGATGTCGTTGAAGTTTCTCAGGCAGACGCTTTGCAGCTTATTGCAATGCGTAAGGCCACTGGCTACGAAGCCCCAAAAGTTGACCGCGCAATCGGTCTGAACACAGAAGATGCAGCACCGCTGGTAAAACGCACCCGCAAGCCGAAAGCCAAATAAATGGCAGTTGAAACCGCCACAGAACTGGCTGTCTTTTTTGAGACAGATGACTTTGCGGTGACAGCAAGCTACACGCCATCAGGCGGGTCAGCCAGCGATGTCAAAGGCATCTTTGACAAAGAATATCTCGAACTAGATAGCGGCGGCACAGTCGCATTTGCTGTAAACCAGCCGCGCTTCCAGTGTTCGACCGCCGACGTTGCTAGTGCAGCCGAAGGCGACGCAATCACCATCTCAGGCACAAACTACATCGTGCGCGTAGTGCAAGACGACGGCACTGGCGTAACGACACTGGTTATCGAGGAGCAATAGATGGCGCATGTTCGCAAATCTATCCGTGACAACATCGAAACCACGTTGACCGGGCTGACCACGACGGGCAGTAACGTATATGTTACCCGCTTTTATCCGCTTGCCGAGGCGAAGGTGTCTGGCCTTTGCATTTACACCAACAGCGAAGCGACAGAAATAAGCACGCTGAAAACACCTCGCACGCAACTGCGGACGCTTGAGGTTATGGTCGAGGCTTATGTCAAAGGCACAACAGGCATCGACGACACGCTCGACACGATTGCTGTCGAAGTCGAAGAAGCGTTGACGACGGACATTACACGCGGCGGCAACGCCAAAGACACTAAAGTGACAGCATTTGAAGCCAGCTATGCAGGCGACGGCGACCAGCCAGTCGGCGTTGGACGTTTTACGGTTGAGGTTCTTTATGCTACACTCGAAAACGATATTGAAACCGCAGTATAGGTGACTAGAATGGCCAAGCGTGTTAAGTTATATAAAGATGGACAGACGATGGAAGTCTGGCAAGAGAATGTTGAAAAGCTAACCGCCCGTGGTTGGTCTGAGACAGAGCCAAAGGCGAAGGCTAAAACAACGCCAAAAACCGAAGTTGCAACCAACACTGATGAGGTATAATTATGGCAACGCACACAGGCAGTGAAGGAACTATCAAAATTGGTTCTGACACTTTGGGCGAAATTCGCTCTTATACGCTCGAAAGCACGGGCGAAGTAATCGAAGACACCTCTATGGGTGACAGCGCACGCAGTTATAAAGCTGGCCTGACCACCTTCACAGGTTCTTTGGAAGTTTTCTTTGACGAGACTGACACAGCACAAGGCAACTTGGATGCTGGTTCTTCAGTTACTTTGGAAGTTTATCCCGAAGGTGCAACCGCAGGCGATACATATTACACTGGCACAGCCATTGTGACTGGTCGCACCGTGACTGCTTCTTTCGACGGTATGGTCGAGATGTCAATCTCGGTTCAAGGTTCTGGCGGACTGACAGAAACAACCGTTTAATATAACAGACAGGGGGTGGCACTATGTCTGCATTTGGCGAGCGCATAAGCGCGAAAACTAATCAAAGCACAATCCGTGTTGAGGTTGCAGAGTGGGGTGACGAAAACGAGCCTATGGTTCTTTTCGCCACCCCTCTTAACGCAGGCGAGTTCTCGAAACTGCAAAAGAAGCACCCGAACTTTCTGAACAACATGACGGTCGAAGGGCTGATTGATATGTTGATTATGAAGGCAATGGACGGCGAAGGTAACAAAGCCTTTGACGTAGGCGACAAGCCTGTGTTGATGCGCCAGCCTGTTGGTCTTGTCAGCAATGTTGCTGGGCAACTTATGGGCGAAATTGCCAGCGTTGAAGACGCAAAAAAGGATTAAGCGATGACCCTGACCGATTTGTGGTCATCGCACTTGCCGACCGACTTGGTAAGACCATTGGCGAAATAGAAGATATGCCCTATAATGAACTCATCGAGTGGGTTGCATATTTGGAAGTGTTAGCGGATGGCCGACCAAAATCTTAGAGTAAATATCACAGCCTTTGACAAGACGCAGCGTGCGTTTGCATCTGTTCGGGCTGGTCTTGGTAAGGTCAAGTCAGCCGTCTTTAATGTTCGCAACTCTGTTGTTGCATTGGGCGCAACACTGGCACTCAAGCAGTTTGCCGGGCAGATTGACGAACTTGCTAAAGCCAGTGGCCGTCTTGGCCTGACCGTCAACGAATTGCAATCATTGCAGTTTGCGGCAGGGCAAACAGGCGTTTCATCCGACGAACTGACCAAAGGTCTTGAGCGTTTTAGCCGCAGCATCGGTGAGACAGCCAACGGCGTGGGTGTTGCGGTTAGGTCGTTTGAGGCTCTGGGCGTTAGCGTATTTGGCGCAAATGGCCAGATAAAGCCAACGCAAGAGGTTCTTGACGACGTAGCCGATGCTTTGAAAGAAATTGGCGACCCAGCCGAGCGCGTGCGTGTTGCTTTCGACCTGTTTGGTCGGTCTGGCACTAAGCTAATCAATACACTCAAGAACGGTTCTGGCGAACTGCAAAAGTTGCAAGACAATTTTAACGACATCACCGTCGAATTGACAGGAGGTCAGGCCAAAGCCGTTGAAGCCGCGAATGATGGGTTTGACCGTCTTGGCAAAACATTCTCGTCCTTTGGCCAGCAAATCACAGCCGCAGTCTTGCCAGCCTTGCAAAAATTTGCCGAGTTCTTAACTGTAGGAACACTTAAAGCAATAGTGGCAACTATTCAGGGTGTGCAGAACCTAGCCAATGCATACATTTCTTTAGCTAATGCGCTTTCACCGCTTCAAGCGTTGGGTCTAAAAGAGCCGCTTGAGAAATTGACGTTTGGCAACGACGCTATAGAAAGTCTGCAATCAGTTATCGACGGATATGAAAATTTTGACACAACACTCAAGAAGGTTGTAAAAACTGGCGAAGATTTACCTAAAGTTTTGACAGAGGGACAGTTGCGCGGTCAAAGTTCAGCCGACGCTATCGCTTCATCATTTAGCCAAACATTTAAAGCAATCGCGCTTGGCACAAAAAGCGCGTCTGATGCGTTCAGCGAGATGGCAAAGCAAATTATTTCACGGCTTTTTGACATTTTAGTTGTTGAGCAAATGGTTCAGTCAATCGCTACAGGTTTGAAGGGTACGAAAATCTTTGGCGGCACTGGTGCGCCAGCAGCAGCCCCCGGCGAACATGCCATCGGCGGCTCTGTGCAACGCGGAGTGCCTACAATAGTTGGCGAACGCGGTGCTGAATTATTCGTGCCAGCGTCTTCGGGTTCTATCGTGCCAAACAACAAAATGGGCGGTGATGGCGGCGCAACCGTCGTTCAGAACATCAACATTTCCACTGGGGTATCTCAGACTGTCCGCGCTGAGATTACACAACTTATGCCGCAAATAGCAGAAGCATCGAAAGCAGCCGTATTAGATGCTCGCCGCCGTGGCGGTTCATTTAGTAAGGCGTTCTAATGTCTATTGCATATCCATTAAGCCTGCCGACAGTCACTGGCATCCGCTCGATTAACCTACGCGCTAGAAATGCCGTTGGTCTGTCACGCTCACCATTCACGTTTAAGGAACAGGTCTTTTCCCACGGTGGTCAAATGCTTGAGGCGGAGATTAGTCTGCCTCCAATGACCCGCGCCGAGGGCGAGCAGTGGGTGTCTTTCTTGATTAAATTAAAGGGTATGCAAGGCACATTCCTGCTAGGCGACCCTGCTGCCGCTACACCGCGAGGCTCTGCCGCCTCGACACCCGGCACGCCTGTTGTTAATGGTGCTGACCAGATTGGCGATGACTTGACCGTCTCTGGCCTTCCAGCAGATGTTGATGGCTACCTTTTGGCGGGTGATTATATTCAGCTAGGCACAAGCGGCGCAGCAACGCTGCATAAGGTTCTCAACGATGTTGACACTAACGCAAGTGGCATCGGCGTGATTGACCTATATCCCTCCATCAGAACAGCCCCAGCAGACGCGGCGACTGTTGTCGTATCTAACGCCAAAGGGGTATTCCGTCTGGCGACTAACGAGACGAACTGGTCAATCAATGAGGTAACTCATTACGGTTTAAGTTTTGCTGCGGTTGAGGCGATAGCATGAGCCGCGATATTCCTGTCGGGTTTAGCGATGCGGTTGAAGCCCCGACAGTTGATGTCTTCTTCGCCATTGAACTGTTTTTTGACACATCGACACTTCGTTTTTGGTCTGGCTTGGGCGAGGTCATTCTTGACGGGGAAACTTATGTTGGAAGTGGACAGATGATACAGATTTCGTCTGTTGACGAGACGCTGGACATCTCTGCCAAAGGCGCAACCCTGACACTTTCTGGCTTGCCATCTGACCTTCTAAGCCTTGCTATACAAGAGCCATACCAAGGCCGGAAGTGCAAAATATACTTCGGTATTAAGGACAATGCATCTCAGTTTCTACAACAAGAGAATGATGATTACATTCTAACCGAGACAGGCGCATACATCGACACCAATCCCGCTTCCCCAGTTGATGTAATGGCTGAAATCTTCTCAGGCTACATTGACCAGATGAACATTGACGAGGGCGCAGAAAGCAGTTCAATCGCCGTTTATGTCGAAAGCCGACTGATTGATTTGCAGCGTCCGCGTGAGCGCAGATATACAAGTGAGAGCCAGAAATCTCGCTTCCCTAATGACCGTGGGTTTGAGTTCGTCGAAGACCTACAAGCCAAGAAGTTTCAGTGGGGTCGATAATGAGGCGCGAAGATTGGGAAACTAGATTAGGCGAGATGATTGAGAACCTCCGCGACGAGCCAATGGTCTGGAGCGTTAACGATTGCTTTACCTTTATCAATGCCTGTCATCACGCCCTCAAGGGTGAGTTCTTGGCGGATGAGTGGTTCGGCAAATATGCGACAGCGTATGAAGCAAAGATGCACTATGGCAGACTGCTCAAAGAGACAGGCCACGCCAGCATCATTGAAGCGATTGACAGCAAGCTAGACAGAGACGCTGGCATGTCGAGAGGCAGTATTGCGGCAAGACACCTAGAAGGCGACACCGTTCTTGGGTATGCTTTTGGTGTCGTTGTCTCTGACAAGATTGCTTTTCTGACCCTAGGGGGTTTGGACTTTGTGCAACCATTGGAGACGGATATTTTTTGGAGTGTTGATTGATGCTGAAATATCTTGTCCCTATGCTGCTAACAAGCACCTCGGCTTTTGCTGACCCGATTAGCGCGACTGTTGCGTTAATTAGCACCGTTACGACTGTCGGAATAGGCTCTCTGCTTACAATGGGTGCGCTTTATCATTTCGCTGGTGTTTATGCCCTTTCAGAACTCGGCAAAGCACTTGCTCCCGACGTTCCCACGCTGGACAAGCAGACGCGAGGCTATGAGGTCAGCGGCGTAAGCCCGGCTGCGCCTCACGCTGTAATCTATGGCAAAACAAAAGTTGGCGGTGTGATTGTTTATAAAGAGACGACAGATAACGACAAGTTTCTTCATATGATTATTGCCATCGCTGGGCATGAAGTTGATGAGATTGAGCAAGTTTATTTTGATGATGCACAACTTGGTTTTGCGGGCAAAAACGCAGCACTTAACGAAGTCACATCACCGTCGCAATATGACGGCAAGGCATTTGTCTATCGTCACCTTGGGACTGACGACCAATTAGCCGACCCTCAGTTGATGGCGGCATCAGACAACAAGTGGAGCGACAGTCACACCCTGTCTGGCATTGCTTATGTTTACGTCAAGTTAGAGTTTGACGCGGACGCTTATCCTAATGGTGAACCGTCCATCAGTTTTGTCGTGCGTGGCAAAAAACTATACAATCCCACAACACAGGCGACGACGTTTTCAAGCAATCCCGCACTTGCGTTGCGTGATTACCTCACATCGGATTATGGCCTAGGTGCAGATGAAGATGAGATTGATGACGTTTCATTTGCTGCTGCCGCTGCCATATGTGATGAGACTGTCAGTTTGGTCGCAGGAGGCACAGAGACGCGCTATACGGTTAATGGCTCATTCATTACGGATGTTACCCCACAAACTGTTATCGACGACCTGACGCGCGCTATGGCGGGTTCTATGTGGTATGCACAAGGCAAGTTCCGTGTAAAAGCTGGCGCATACACATCCCCGGTTCTCGCTTTAGATGAGGACGACAACCGCTCAAACATTCAGATTAAGACACGCAATAGCCGCCGCGACGGGTTCAACGCAGTGACGGGTAAATACAGAGGCGCGGAAACAGATTGGCAAATGACTGACTTCAGGAAGGTTAGTAGTTCAGAGTTTTTGCAAACTGACAACAATCAAGAATTAGTCGCTGACATCTCGCTGCCATTCACATCAACAACAACTATGGCGCAACGGCTTGCCAAGATTATGCTTTACCGAAACAGGGAGCAGCTTTCGCTTTCGGGCAACTTTGGTATCCGCGCCTTTAAGCTACAGGTTGGTGACATTGTTACTTATAGCAACACCCACTTGGGCTTCAGCAATAAGACATTTGAGGTCACTGGTTGGAAGTTTGTTCCCACGGGGGATGGCGCAATCGAGGTCACACTCGGTCTGAGTGAGGTAAGTTCCGGCGTTTATGATGCCTATGCCGACGAGAAAATCTTTGAGTCGAACAACACTATTCTCGCTGATGCCTTTACAGTTCCCACGGTGGGTCTGACGGTGGCGCAAGATACTCGCATTATTAACGAACATGTCGTCAGTCTTATCAGGGCTACCGTTAGCGCAACGGAGGCCAGCCGGATTGACTATGTTGAGGTCGAATATAAACTCTCCAGCGAAACGACTTACAATCAGCTTGGTGTCGGTGAGTTAGGTATTTTTGAAGCCATTGATTTGGAGAATGGCTTATATGATGTTCGAGCGAGGGCAATCAACACGATTGGTCGCAAAGGCACTTACACGACCACGCAGTTCAATCTGCAAGCAGGACTTGATGCGCCGCAAGATGTCGCCTCTATTTCCGCGACAGTTAACGGAGCAATGACAATTCTTGAGTGGGAAGCAATCACCAATCTTGATTTGAGCTTCTATAGGATACGCCACTCTATCGCTACGACTAACGCTAAGTTTGCTGATGCCACCACTAGCTTTGAGAAAGTGCCTCGTCCGGCAACTAGTGTCAGTGTCCCCGCCCGTGCTGGCACTTACATGATACAAGCATACGACAAACTGGGCATACCGAGTGAAAACTTTACCAGCGTTGTCGTTCCTCAAGCGTCTCTCAATCAATACATTACAACACAGACAGCAACAGAAGACCCACTATTCAATGGCGTAAGAACCGGATGTTCTGTGGCAGATAATAAGTTGCGAATTACCAACCCAGATACCGCGCCAACAAGCGCGACCTATACGTTCGCAAACGACATTAACACTGGCGGTGTCCGTCAGGTTTACGCCACTGGATTTGTAAGCAATGACCGCCTAAACACGGGGTCGGGGCTTTGGGATGATTTGACTGGAAATATAGACACGCTCTCTGGCTTGTGGGACAATTTAACGGCAGACCCTCAATTTCCTGACACAAATGTTGTGTTTTATATATCATCGACTGATGATGACCCATCCGGTTCGCCAACTTGGTCGCCATATATGCCGTTTAAGTCAGGACAATTCAGTGGCTGGGCGTTTCGTTTTAAGGTAGAATTGACAAGCACATCGGACGAGATTACACCAAATATCGACCAACTATATGCGAAAGTAGAGTATTAGCGATGGCAACCCACGACTATGAAATCCTAAACGACACAGCTTTTGCTGTCAGAACAGACATAAACAATGCGCTGAAGGCTATCCGCAGCAGCAACTTGAGTGCAACCGAGCCTGCCAATTTATACGCTGGGTTATTTTGGTTCGATATAACCAATGATGAGTTGAAGCTGCGGAACAAAGACAACGACGGCTGGATTGTTATGGGCAAGTTCTCAGGCAATGCAAACACCAGCGACACGCCGTCTGGTGCTATTCTGCAATTCGCTGGCTCGTCTGCACCCGCTAACTGGCTGCTATGTGATGGCTCTCTGGTAAGCCGAACAACTTATGCGACGCTGTTTGGTGTCATTGGCACTAACTACGGAGCGGGTGACGGTGCGACAACATT